GGTAATCGCCAAGCTTTTTGCCTGTGAAAAGGCCTTCGGTCATCCCTTCAAAAACGACTTTCAAGGCGATCGGGAGCTGCAATGCGAGATCGGGATGATCGACGAGATCCGCCCCGCAAACCTTGGCGAATTTGGCGTAGTTCTCCTTCCAAGTGAGTTGAACGAGCCCGCGTCCATAATAGATCTTCTTAGTTACGGGATCGGCCATGCCATAAGCACGCCCCCTGCCCTGGCCGATCTCTTTGACCGGCTGCATGGCGCGGCCGGTTTCCCAAAAAACTGTCGCGAGAATATACGCCGTTTCTGGATTTCCGAGTCCGCGCCGCTCTGCCTCCGTCAAGATCGCTTCGCAGCCAGCGACCTGAGTTTGGGAGATTCCGTGGAAAATATTCACGCGGACAGCGTCAAAGAACGCTATGTGATCAAACAACAGCGGCATCGTTGTCTCCGTGAGAAGGCCCAGCCCAAAAGGCCGGGCCGGTTAGGATGGCCCGGCTAACTAGAAGCCTGTTCGGACGAAGCGGCGGGATCAGGTGCTGGCGCGGAGGAGTCCGTAGGATCAGCGGTGGGAGCGGCGGACGCAGCCGGAGTATTCGCTGCCACAGCCGCGGACAACGGCGCCGCCGCCGCGGTCAATTGATCCGCCAAGGACTGAATCGCGGCATCGTCGCTGGTGGCTTTGAGTTGAGTGGCAATCCCGCTGATCAAGGTCGCCGCAGCTGCATCCACGCTGATTTGCGCATTAACGGCGGCCGTCAAATTATCGAAAGCTGTTGACATGGTTTCTATCCGATCATTGAGCGCAAGCAGCGCAGCCGCATTGGCTGAGAGGCCCGCGTGGATTTTCCGGAACATTTTCAATCTCCGGGCTTCGCCGCCGGGATGGCGGCGAAAGGCGAGTGGCTAGCGCGGCGAGACATGTCAATCGAGGCGCGTAACCTCAACGGATGCAACGCCCACGGATTCAAGGCCGGTGGCGCGCGCAGCGCCTTCGGAAAGATCGAGCGCGCGGCCAGTCCATTTCGCGGGGCCGCGATCGTTGATCACGACGATCACGCAAGCGCGGTAACAAACCCGCAAATGCGTCCCGAACGGCAACGTTCGATGCGCCGCGGTGAAACCCATGGGATGGAAGATCGTGCCGGACGCCGTGCGTGTGCCCGATTCGACACCGTAATAGCTGGCGCGCATGGTCCCGGCCGCACCGGACACGGGTTGCGAGAGCAAGGCGTGGTCACGCCGTTGCCCGAGGTGATGATGGTGCGCGGACGCGGCATGGGCGTGGGGGACGGCGAGGATCAGCGCCAGGCTCAACGGGCGCGCGCGTCCCCAATCGCGCCAGACCAGCGCTTGTGGCAAGTCGATCATGATGGATTCTCTGAGTTAGGCGCGGGGCACTAGGGAATCGTCACGGGCAGAGCAGGCCACGCTGTCGAGGAGGATTCCTGGGCGATAGCGACTTGGTAAACAAACCGCGTAGGCTTTCGCAAAAAGCCGTAAGTTACGCGCCGATGAAGACTACCGCCGCTCTGTCCAGATCAAGCCAAGGCGTCGTCGCCTGAGAGTTTAGAAATGTCAGGACTATGCGACGAATTGCATTTCTGGCGAGAAATTAAGGAGTGCATCACGGCACTCCTGGGATTTGTTGCACGCCGGCATTTTCCATGACGATGAAATCCGTTGCGGCCGTAAGTTGGATATTGAAGAACAACGGCTGGTTACTCGCGGTATTTATTGCGCCATATACCGGAAGTGCAACGTCATAGCCATAACCATAAGAATTGATGGTCGTTGTACTTGTCTGAGACGAAAGGGAGCCCGGGTTTCTGAAGCCGGTAATCCCCGTAAAAGCTTTGTATGTTGTCAAGGTCGCCCCGCCAAGCTCATAGGCAGTCGATCCAAAGTATGAATCGAACACCTTATTATTCGAGCTGTCATTGAGAGTGAAAGATGACGTTGCCTGCACGGCATCGGCCGCGCCAAGCGTGCCCCCCACGATAGTCAAAGAATAGGCCGTTACCACGCTTGTCGTTTGCGTATACGCCCCCGGCCCCGTCGTCGAGAAGGCTGCGGGTGACGAAGGAATCGTGGGAGTGCCGCTGCTATAGGTGTTGTTGTAAACTGTTCCCGCAGTCGTGGAGGACGCGACGTAATAATACCACCCTGCCATACTGCCGCTCGAAATCGCTCCCGCCGGCATATAAATATAGGCGTGAGCATAAATTGTCGGGAGCGCCGTGATACCACTTAGTGCTCCGTTATTCCCCATCGACCCGCTGGAGGGCAGGATCAGGGGAAGATAAAGCTGCCCAAGAATGATAGGTGATTTGCTGCTGCTATAGAGAGCTAACCCTCCAGACGTATTGGGTGCGTTGGTCATCGCGGTCTCGACGCCAGTGCCAAGACCAGTCAAAAGTGAGACTGGCACCGCACCGCTCGACAATGTGCCAACGGATGTCAACGAGGATGCGAGCACATTGGATGCGAGCGTGGTTCCGGTCAGCGTCCCAGCGGGCGCGACGACCGCTGCGGTCGATTGCGCCGTCACCAGCCCTTTTGCATTGGTCGTCAGGACGGGGATGGCCGTCGAAGAACCCACGGCGCCAGAGCCTGAGTTGACCGTAGCGAGCGTGAGAGCAGTCCCCGACGAGAATCCGGCTCCAGTGGCATCGCCAACGAAGGCAAGACTCTGAGCAGTCCAATTGGACGAACCGTCCGAGATTAATTCGATGCGGCCACGCGCCGAATTGATGACGACCTGTGTCGTGTTCGAGCCGTTGACCTGGTCCGTTCCGTTCGGCGCGACGGAGATCGTCAGACTGGCGCTTGCCGAACCCGATTTGTCCTGAATCGTTAATGCGCGTCCCGCCGCGTAACTCGATGCCGCCGGGAGCGTAACGACGCGCGCCGCCGTGATCGCTGTATAGGAGATCAGATAATCAGTCGCGAGCGCGGAATAAGCGGTGTCGCTGACGTTGGTGAGTTGATCTATGGCCCCCAGGACGCGCGCTTGGCTGACCGAGAGAGCGAGCGGCGTGGCCGCGCCGCTCGTATTATTACCGATGAACGAATCGGACGCCAGATTCGCCATCTTGGCGAGTGTCACCGCGCCGGACGAGATTGTCGTGGCAAGTGAACCGGCCGTGGTCGCGATATCGCCTGCGAGGGCGGGAAATTGCGCCGCCGGGAGCGTCCCCGAAACGCCGGTCGAAAGCGGAAGCCCGGTGGCGTTGGTCAAAACGGCGGCGGACGGCGTACCCAGATTCGGCGCCGTAAGGGATGGCGACGTGGCAAGAACAAGCGCGCCCGAGCCCGTCGATCCCGAGCTTGCGATAATTCCGGTCAAGATTTGCGCGGCCGTGACCGTGCCCGTCAAACCAGCGACGGAGATGACCTCCGAGGACTCGCCATCGATCTTATCCCAAACCGTTCCGTCGAACAGAATAATGTCCCCAACGTTCCATTGGGAATTGCCGTCGATCATCGTCGTGCCCGCGACCAAAACCTTATAAAAACTCCCTTTCACCCCCGTGCCTGAGGTTAGCGTGGGACTATTGGCCGAGGCATTCCATGTCCCCTGAAATTGCAAGGACCCGACAATCGACGCTGGAAGTTGTGAAGACGGCACATGGCCAGTGCTGTCCAGCGAAGCAACGCCATTTGTAGCGCCGATTTCCGCAGTTGCGACCGCCCCAAGATTTACGAGCGCGGTAGCCTTATTGGGGAGATCCGAGAGATTGTTGGCCGATTGCAGCACTTCCGATAGTTTCGCCGCCGCAAAGCCGCCGCCAGTCGCGCCGTCGTGGACTTGAACGCGATTGTTTGTGGTATCAACAATCAACTCGCCTTGGGCCCCAACAAAATTAGCTAAGAAGGTCATTGAGTTTTGTCATCAAACGATCAGCGAGAATGTCGAATTGCTTGGTGAGATCGACCGTGTATATTTTGGCGGCTCCGCACACCGCGCCGAGATCGACCGCTGTATCGTGAAGATGTTGAATACGCGTTTGATCGGCCTCGTTGTTACGGGCACCGATTTTTACGACAGTTTCGGTTGGTGGAGGCAGCACTTCTTCAATTTCAGCCGTTTCCGGCGCCTCTTCCGCAACCTTGAACGGCCGCACTTCAAACGATCAATCGGCCTTGATCATCTCGAACCGCGCTTCGGGTAAACAGGGAAGATCGACGAGGGAGATTTCGTGAGGCTCGGCGGTATATCGTTTGCCGCCCATCTCGTCGGTCCAGCGCTTGGCGTAAATGCCTCCTTGCGAGAAGCCGGTATAGACGCCCTCTTCCACCTTTGCCCATTCGGCATCATCGATGACTTTGGCGCAAATTTCGATTTGCTTAGCCTTGTCATTGAATGTCAGAGCCGTGACTTTTCCGGCCGCGATCGCACCATGCATAGAGCGGAGATTGCCGAGAGACTTTCCGCCCGTCGACTCCTCGATGGCCTGGGACCATTTTTCATAAAGGGGTTTGGTCGTGGCGTAATCACAGATTTCCCCGGATCTATCTTCGATCTCCGCGGTCGCCAGGCCGTAAACCAAACGCTGGGCCGCGTCGACCTTCGTGATAGGGATGGACATGCGTAGCGCGGCCATCGGAACTCCTTATTTTGGCGTGAGATGGGAATTAAACGGCTGGAGGCGCAGAAGAGATTGGAACATAACCTGTCGTGGTCAGCGCTAAGGGCTTATCGGCCGAAGGATCCACGAGGGGAATGCGGCCAAGAACAGCGCGTGCTTCGTTGATGGTAAGAATGCCCCGGCTCGTAAAGCTCGAAAGAATTGTTTCTTGGACTTGCGAATCGATCGTGTCTGCCGGTGTCCACGCGAACTCGAAATCAGCGGCGCCGAATTCACGGGCAAGCAGATCATCGATAAGATTTTTGACCCATAAAAGGATGGGAACGAGACCTTCTTCCTGCGAGAGATCTTTTTGGGTCTCCGCCGTGGAGCGATTCATGCTTTGCACGAGCGCTTGCGGCGAAACGGAGAAGGCGAAACAAACAATGCGCGCTAGCCATTCATCGAAGACGCTTTTGAGTTCGGGTTCCTTCGTCTGAATGAAAGTTTTGGCTACACCTCCCGGCACGAACTTGGCCCGCCGCCGGCGTGCGAGATCGCCGGAGAAATAAGCGTCCCAATATTTCTGGTAGGATGCGATTTGATCGGGCGTCCAGGTCTCGGGAACGCCGATCAAACTGTCCGGGATATTGCCATCGGTAAAATAGTCCATAAGGAAAAGCTGCCGGCGCAGCGCTATATTTACCGTCGTCAAAACCTGCTCGACGGGGCTAAAGCCGTAGGCCTTGTTCACGCGCGGATTGCGAGGCCGGTATAAGAGGTCGCGCGTGGAATAATCCACGGCCGGGAACCCTTTGAGGATTTGCTGATAGGCTGCGGGGTAAATCGTTTGACCACCCTCTTGATAGGGTGCGGGCTGTCTGCCCCACGCGTCGATCACGGGTTTGATGGTGGCGCCGTCGAGCGGCATAAGGGCGATGAGCTGACCCGCACGATTGCGCTGCATATAGAGCGCTGGCGCGTCGATGACGAAAAGTTCTTCGAGCAACATACGCAGCCACTCGGCCCAACCGTGAATGCCATCGGGCCTGTGAAAGAAGGTCGTGAGCGCGTCAACTCTCGCCTGATCGCGAGTGACGCCTGTTTGACGGGGCTTAATCGACCAAGCCAAGCGCGCGATCTGATCTTTGCGCGTCTCAATCACCAGCCGCAAAAGGTCGAAACCATCGGCCAGCGACCGGAGCGTTGCGAAGGTGACTGGCTCGTAGGGACGAGGCTGCAAAGCAAGGTTGAAACCCGCTTGATAATCCCATTGGCGTCCAGCAACATCGGCCGGCGCGCCAGGAGCGATCGGATCAAGCGGACCAAACCAATCCCACGCCGATTCCTGGGATGGCGCAGTTTGGCGCGCGGCAAAGGAAAGGCTCACTTCATAGGGATTCAGCGACCATTTTGGCCGCCCGGCACCACGTTCACTCATGGTTTGACGCCCTTCCTGCTTCTGGATCAAGCATTCGATTTA